GGTAGTCGAAACTCTCTTGCATTATTTTTTAAATTTTTTGATAGCTAAATCTGTAACTTTCAATCCAAAGGAAGAAGCAATGGCCGCCATTAAGGCCCAAATATACCAATCTGGTAGACTATCTAAAGTTTGAAATCCTTCTTTTAATTTATCAATCCACTCGTATTTGCCAAAGAAGATAGCTCCAAAAACTATAAGGAGTGGAAATGAGAGAATGACGGTGAACCACTCATCGCGCCAAGAGTTTTGCATATTCTTTTGACTTTCAATGGCATAGGCAATTTCGCCTTCAGCCATTTTTCTAATATGCGTTTGCTCAGCTTGAGCCATAAGCTTCTTAGTTTCTGTCTTTGTCTTAACAACATCGACAACGCCTTTTATAACAGTGGGAACTAGATTCCAGAGCATGACCAGTATCCTAACACAAAGAAAATGACAGCGATAATAGCGTCTCTCTTCTCTATCTTAGAAGACCAGTCTTTAATTTTGTTGAGAATATCCATTAAAATACTCCTTCAAATTTAAGACCTTTAGATGCTATTCCATAACCACGTTTGTGTTTTTTATCCTCAGGTACAGAACCAACTTTCATGGTCTTTCCTGGTGGAATAGATTCACCCTGTGAAACAGGGCCCTTTTTAGGGGGGATTGTTTTTGTTAACTTATTTTTCATTAATGTAATGTTAGACTATTTTGTTCATTTTTCAAATAACTAATTTGCTGTGAAATATAGTTATCAGCAACGTATTCACCATACGCATCAACTAAGGTTTCTCGACTCATTGAAATCATTACTTGAGCTAGTTCAACTATATCAATGCCTTCTTCAGCTTGATCTTGAACAAAGTCTCTGGTGTTATCAATGATCTTTTGAATCCTTCTTTTTGTTAAATCATCCATCTTATCGATAATGTACTTGGGTTTTGTTTTACTTTCCACTTTTCTTTTCTACTTTCTTTATTGTACCTTTGTTCTTAGAAGCGTAGAATACTTTCTCTCCTTTTTTAGGACCATATTCTTTCTTCATTGACTTCATAATCTTTTTACCCTTTTCGGTTAGTGGCATCTCTTCTCTCCTGATTCAATGTTTGTGTTGTCATCTTGTCGTATTGAACTTCAGCACGCTTGTCAGCAATGTCATAATCTTTTTGAATTCTTGCTTGATCAATCGCAGTCTTCTGTCGAAGTTTTTCTGCATCCAACTGTAGTTTAGCTTGATCCACTTGCGCATCCATTTGATCTTTTTGTGCGTCTAGTTGGAGTTCTTGTTGCTTTAATTGAATCACAGGATCAGGCTTGCCTTGACCACTGAGTTGTCCTGAGAGCTGTTTAATTTCTGCCATAAACTGTGCTTCGAGTTTTGCGATCAGAGGATCTAATTGTTCTTGAGGAACTTGACCTTGTTGCATTAAGAAAGAAGCTTGCTCTTTTGCTTTTAAGGAAATGTGTTCTAAAACGTGTTTTTGTAGTTTCATCGCCATGGGAGGATTACCTAAAATCATTTGATTGGTTCCAAAGATTAAATGGTTTTGAATGTGAGCATCGTGATCTTGTCCTTCATACGCTTTCATTAAATTGCCATCGAGTAGATCAGCGTGCTCCGTGGCTGGATCTTTAGGAGCAGTTGGAGTATCTTTTCTTAAAATCTGATCAATGTCTTTGACTCCTAAGGCTTCATACATTCTTCTATAAGCTTCTTTGATGTTATGAATATCAGGGGCACTTTGTGCTAATTGTAATTCGGTTTGAGCTAAAGTTACTCTTTGAGTTGTCGAGAAAATGTTTGGATCAGAAACTGGTAGAACATCCACACGATCACTAAAGTCTTCTGCTTTAACTGTTCGATCTGCACCTTCTACTGCATAAGGATAGGTTTCAGGTAGATAATCAGCAAAAACATCAAACAGTAGTTTGAATTCTTTTTTCTGAGAATAATGACATCTTTTGTGAATACCACTCATCACTTTTGAGCCCCTCTCTAATAATGCCATGGTTGTTCCAACTGGTGCATTTTGATTCGCGTCTCCCACTTGCATATCGGTGATCGCAGCAAATCTCTGACCTGATTGAACAACAAATCCTAGAAGGCTGTATAAGGTCTGAGAGGGTTCTTTGTAAGGTAAGGGCATGAGAGCATTTCGTAAATCACCATTCGGTGCATCAATGTCTCTAAATTCTCCTGGTTGGATAGGCGCTGCATCGTCTCTAATTTTAAGTCCTCGTGACTTAAATCCTGCTGGTAAATTGGATAATGTACCTGCGTCAATCAATTGTCGTAAAATTTTTGTAGCTGTTCTTGATAAAGATCCAATTAAATGAATTAAACCAAAACCATAAAAACCTAAACCTGGTAAAAACTTATAATGAACAAAATATCTTTTCTTTAATTTTTTCTCATCATCCTTTTCATAGTTTCGACGAATACCAACAACTTTACCTGAACTATCTTCAATGGTTACAATGTAAGGTATTTTAATTCCTGTGGGCTCACCATCCATACCCATATCTTCAAAACCTTCGAGGTCTAAAGATGTATGGAACTCATATAACTTTACTTCTTTATCAATGTAAGAAGGTTTTACCCCTTCAATCTCATCATACTTCTTTTGTACTTCCGAGCGATCGACTTCTGAAGGAATGATTTCGATATCTTTATAAAAACCTGAAACTTGTTTTTTCCTAAAGTCATTGTAACTCATGTTAATGATGTGAGTAATTCTTTCACAAGAATCTAAATCACTTGCCATGTAATTGACTACTAAGTCTTCTGCTGGAACAAACTTCGATACTGGTCGATCCATTAATTCATCGTAATAAACTTTTTTAAACGTCGAACCTGCGAGAGGTAAATAAAATAACATTTGATCATACTCAGGAGTGTAGTCTTCCATTTTGTTCATCAACTGATAATTCATAAACTCTTGCACGCGTTGTGACTGAGAATATTTTTCTGGAGTTTCTTCTCCCATGACCACGGTTCTGACTGGTCCTCCTGCTGGTAAGAGTTCTTTAAATGCTGTTGCTTGAAACTGTGTGGCACTTTCAGCTAACAAAGGATGAGTAACACCACTCGCACCTTGGAAAGGTTTGGTTCTCTCTTCGTATTTAAATCCTAATAAATCTAATCCCTTGATATAACTCTCTTCCCAATCTTTTCGAGAAGAGCGATCATTTTCTAATTCCGAAAGTAATTCATCACTTAAGCGATCTAATTCGCCTTCGTCCATGACTTCAGCTAAGTTTGAATAAAACTCAACTTCATCAGGAATCGCGGACATGGGGTCAAAGTCAAGAGTTGCCCCTCCATCTTCGTTGATTTCAATTTCTAATCCTTCAGGAGTCGGAACTCGTTGACCGTCGATCTCGACTTCTGTTTCGGATTTAATAATCTCTAGCTCAGGAGCTCCTGTTTGATAGAGTCCTTTATCAATATTATCTGCCATAATTTAATTTATATCACCTAATCGACCATTTACAACATGTCTATTTTTGGTAGCGATATAGGTCCTCCTCTTCTTTTCTTCATTATTGGTTTCGTGACAAAACTAGGAGTTTGTACGTTAGAATATTCACTGTTTAAATCAGGAAGATTAGATAAAAAATTATTCAAAGCATCTGCACTATCAGAAGCGACATATCCCTTAAAATTACCTGAGTCCCAATATTGAACTACATTATTAAAATGTTTCATTAATATCTTTTCAAAATCTTCTGAAGTAACCTGTCTTCGGTCCATTCCTTCTAAAGTTTCTTTTTGTTTTTTTGTCAAATCTTTTTGATCGTAATACTGTAGTTTAAACTGATTCTTCTTATCCTCGTTAGCTTTCCATACAGGATCGTCATAAGAGGTAAAAAACTTTTCTTCAAACAAAGCAATGCCTTCTGGTTTTAATTTTTCACTAATTAGTTTTACTTTATTGTTTCTTCCTTTATCAATGAACTGAAAAGTCATTTTCTCCGTAATTGCATCCAAAGAATTATCTTCAATTAAATTGGCATCAAAAAAGTCTGTTGAGATTGGTTGTTTCTTTTCGTCTTTAACATCAAACGCATAATTTCCAAATTTAGATTTATCTGTCGTGAACGCTTCACGAATGTAATAGGAGTTAGGCATCTTTTGTTGATTAAATATTTTTTCAGCAACGACATTTGGATCGACAATAAAGCCAGTC